CGTGTCCACCCTTACCGCCACCTGCTTGACCGCGACCTGGGTTATTGTTTGAACCCTGTGCAAAAGCATTCCATCCGCCTCCGCCACCTCCGCCACCGAGTTGTGTAACAGTAAGTGCTCCAGTTCCGTTAACAAGAACTCCTGGACCACCATCTCCACCATAAGTAGGAATTGATGCGTTAGATGAAAGAACTGCGTAGCCGCCTTGGTTACCCTGCTGCTGAACATTCTGAAGCATTGTTGAGCCAGATGTTCCGTAGCCACCAGTTGTACCTGAAGAGTTTTCTACAGATGAGTAAGAAATAGCGTTTCCACCAGGACCACCAGCACCAGCACCGCCACCACCATATGTAGGTGTGTTAGATGCGTTTGTAATTCCGTGTCCACCTGCGTTAGCACCTGGAAGACCGAACTGCCAGAAGCGAAGGTTAGTGTTGTAAGTTCCACCACCTCCACCGCCCTTGGCTGCAAGGAGAGGTGCAGTAATTGTTGCAGAGTAGTGTGATTCACCAGCCCATGTGTAGCCAGAAGTGTTTCCATCTTTGTAGAAAGTAGCAGAAGCACCCTGCTCTAGTTGAGCAAATGCAAGGTAGAACTCAGGTTCAGCACCACCAGTGTTGTTGTTAGCAGCAATAGCAAATGTTGCACCAAGACGCATATAAACTGCGTTTGCAGGTGCTGTAGCACTTACTGTGTAGCGACGACCAGGCACTGCCTGAAGGTTGCTTGTACCGCTCATCTTGGTACCTGTTGTACCTAGAAGTGCAACTGTTCCTACAGTACGAGAGATGTAGTTTTGGTCAGCATCGTAGAACTCAATGTAAGCATTTGTAGCACGATATTCTTTCCATGCCCAAGCATAGAATGAGCCTGTATAAATCTGTGCTGGTGTTGCCTTGATGAAGTCGTGTGAAACTTCCATGTTTGCACCAGTTGTCACAGTTGAAATCAACTTAAGACCAACACCGTTATTGTAGGTAGGTGGTTTGTATGCGGTTGCAGACGCACCAACTTCAACCTGGATGTTGTCGAACAACATAGTTACGTTAGCAGGAACAAGAAGTCCTACATAAGCCCACTTAGCAGTTAGACCTGCTGCATATGCTGGAAGACCAGTAAATGTTGCAGAAACGCGGCGCCATGCACCAGAAACAATACCTGTGTGTGCGAATGTACCAGTTCCACTTACTGCTGCTGAGTTGTTAGCAGAAAGTGTGATTGTTGTACCAGCAATGTTTACAACAGTTGCTGCTGCACCAATACCTGTACCAGATACGTTCTGACCAACGAAGATACCGTCAGCGTTGTCAACCTGAATATAGTTGTTACCCTGAAGACCAGAAATTGTCTTAGAGATTGCTCCACCGTAACCAGATAGTGGAGATGTGATTGTAACCTGAGTTACGTTATATCCACCAGATGCTGGAGAACCTGAAGAGTAAACAGTACCTGTACCAGATGATGTTCCCTGGTTGTTTCCTGGATAGTTAGTACCATCACCAATACGCAACTGAACAACAAGGTTCTGTGGTGTAGGGCTTGTGTGGTAGACATACATAGAAACTGTGTAGGTTGCGTTAGGGTCATAAGCAAAGCCAGTTGTTCCGCCAGATAGAGCACCTGCGGCTGAAGTTGAAAGACCTACTAGACGAGCACCAGTTGTTGAGTTAGTACAGATAAGTGCGTTAGCACCTGAAGATGTACCAATTACTGATGGTGAAACCATTTCAGCAAGTTTTGGATAAGGGTTTGAAGATACCTGAGCAGTAATAGAGCCCTGGTTATCAAGTACGAAGAATGAAGAACCAGTAAGAGCAACGTCTTCTAACTGAGCGTACTGAGCCTGAATTACGTTGTTTGACTGGTTTGTTCCTAGTGTGGAAGCCACAGCAATGTTATCGTTGTAGATAATGCTTGTTGATGTGATTGTGCAAGACTGTAGAAGGAATGTAATTGTTCCAGATACAGTTCCTGAGTTGGCCACAGAAAGTGTGATTGTTGTACCAGCAATTGTTGTAATAACTGCGTTAGCACCAATACCAGTACCAGATGCGGTCATACCTACTAGAAGACCAGTGTTGTCTGGACGAATATCAATAGTAAAAAGACCTGAAGTACCAGTTGCAGTTTTCTGCTGCTGCTGAATGTTATTTGCTTCCCAAAGAGAAGTTCCCTTGTTGAAAGAAGGGTTCATTAAAAGGTTTACAGGAGTTGAGCCACCAAATGTTGTGGTTCCACCTACGCCACCTGGCATAGTGTTGATGTAGTCGCTAGCAGCAGTAGTTGCGCCCTGACCACCATGTCCACCTGCACCAATTGATACGTTGTATGTTGTACCTGGAGTAACAGGAACTTGACGCTGGACAACCTGTCCACCGCCTCCACCGCCACCAGCAATAACGTCAGCGCCACCGCCACCGCCACCGCCACCACCTACAGCAACAACTTCTACTGCTGTGATGCCTGTTGGTACAGTGAATGTTCCGCTTGAGTTAAACTGGACTTCTTTAATCGAGAAGCGTCCAGAGTTGTCATTAGGAAATACAATTAAATCTTTGCTACCTGAAATAGCCATTGTTCTTTAGCCTCTCGTTTCTGTTTGTTACGCTGCGGTGACTTCTACGCCTGAAATAAGAACATCAAGCGCGTTATTGGATGAAGCACCAACATAGATGACATCGTTTGGGTTCATAACCTGACGGATGTCAAAGTTTACAGTTCCGTTGGCTGGAACTTGTAGACCATTGCAAAAGTTAAATGCTGTTGCTGAGTTGTATCCGCCAGTTCCAAACTGAACGGTTACTGTAGAAACAGACGCTGTCTTGTTTGCTACAACGATATTTGTGATGATGGTGTTTCCACCTGTTGGCACTGAGTTATAAGCAGTGACACCAGCAGTTGTTGCTACACCTGCGAAAAGTTTCTTTGCTGTAGTTGGCATTATGCTAACACTCCCATGTATGAGTTGATGGTTAAATCATTTGCTGTTGCAGTGATTGTTGCGATTTTTGTGTTTCCTGCTGAGTTCACTGCCGCAACTTGCGTAGTACCAGCACTGTTGACCGCGCTTACCTGAGTTGTGCCAGCGTTATTCACAAGGGCAACAGAGTTGGAAGTAGCAGCAACAATATCATTCACTCCTAGGAGTGAGCCTAGAGTCTCTAATGCCTTAGAGATGAACACTAGGTCCTGAGCAGTATATGTACTAGCAGCGAGGCTAGTGGTAATTTCTGCCTTAACCGCGTCAATTTGGGTAGACAGGCTGTCATAACTAGGCATTATTTCTCCATTCCTTGATTGTAAATTCTAGCAGTTTTTTTGCTATAGGTGTTTTTGTAGTTTACCATTTACGCCTGAGCCTCAGTCCATGAAACACGGGCTGAAATCTTGGCAGTTGCAGAACCAATGTTGGTTGCGGTAATGACCAAAACGTCAGGACCGTTAGGATAACTTGGGCTAGCAGTATTTCCGTTACCGCTGAGAATTGAGTTACCGAGTTCTCGAATTGTCTTCAATTCATAGTTGGTAACGTTGAATGATGTGGTACCAGAGTTTTCTGTATAGAACGAGAACACTTCGTCACCACCCTGTACTGAGCCAGATGGGGCGTTGCTTGCTGGAACCGCTCCACCAATAGGACCAGTATTGTCAAAATAAAGTACCTGAGCCAAAGAACCAGAACCTACACGCTCACGCTGCCAGTCGTTTGGTAGACCAGTGTATGCAGGAATTCCAGTAAAGGAAAGGGTTGCTCCTGTAACAGCAGAACCAGAGTTAATTGGCTGAGAGATTTGGATTGTTGTTCCAAAAATACCTGTAATAACTGCTCCAACAACAATCTGTGCGTTAGAACTTGTAGCAATAGACATACCTACCTGTAGGTTCTGCACGCTGCTAAGGTTCAAGAATGACTGGAACTGTGTGTTAGCGCCAGTATATGGAGCAACTGCTGCTGCAACAGAGATGCCTGATACGTTAAACGCAGAAGATGCGTGTAGGTTGTATGAGATATTTGTTGGATTTAAGACTCCACGAATCAAATACTGTCCGTTTGCAGAAATACCCATTGAGGAGAGTTTCATCTGCATACGGTTAACAAGTTCGCGGTTACCAAAGTTCTTAGCAACAGCGTTATCTACAGATGGTGCTAGACGAACAGCAAGAAGCGGACGAGTAACACCGTTTGGAATATCCAAAGTCTTCTGCATACCAGCGGTAAATGTGTAGTTAGAGTCATCATCAAAACGACCATCCATAATTACCGATGAACCCCAGTGGGAAATTTGTGGGGCGCAGGTCTGAGTAACTGTTTGTACAGATACCTGAGCAATACCATTTCCACCAAGAGTTTGGTCTGGGTTGAATGATAGAGATGCGGATGAACTTCCCGCTGCCAAAATAACTGTCTGACCAGGAAAGTAGATTGAATATGTCTGACGACGAAGAACTGTAAGTGGGTAGCCCTTTGCAGTAGAACTATATGCTCCAATTGCTGTATATCTCATCATTTCACAAGCGGAGTCGCTCTTAATAAAGAGATAGCCTGTTGGAGACCAGCCAGTCACATTGTCAACATAAATTGTTGTATCGTTTGGCTGCATTGTTGAACCAACAGTATTTGCTCCTCCTGAAGTCAAACGTGCGCTGCGTGGCTCATTAAACACTTCATAACGAGCAGGTAGGTTACCTGAACGCTGATATGCAGCAGTATTGACGTTGTTGTTAGCCATACGATGGCAATAGACCACGTCACCGCGGATTGTTCTGAACCCCCATCGAATAAATCCTGCGCCGTACCATGTGTAGTCAATATAAACCATCTGCATCTTACGAGGGTCTAGAACATATCCTGAAGGACCTGTTCCATCCATCTTGTCGAAGTTCCATGCATCTTGACGAACACGGATTTCCTGAGTCTTCAAAATACGACCAACTGTTAAGTCAGCGCCACGATATGTAGGATTTACATACATTTCTGTATCGCTGTGAATATTATTGACTGTATATGATTGACCACGAATAACTACTTTATCGCCAACAGTAAGTTGCTTTCTAAAGAGTGTTCCATTTCCAACAATCTGTCCTGAACGCTGGGTTGCACTAATTTTTCCTGCTAACTCTGTATTTGAGTAGCGACGAACTGCATACATATACTGACCATCGTACTCAAAGTAAAAACCATTTTGGTCATCAAACATACCTGTACGAGTAGTTGCTCCTACCCAGTTAGACACAGTGATTGAACGGTTAGTTCCACCAGGAGATGTGTCAGTAAGAGGCATAGGTGATGTAACGTTGATTTGGTAAGTAAATGTGTTTGTATCAGTAACAGTGAAGACAGGGAATGTTCCATTAAATGGGTTATCCAAAGCAACAGTCTCAATACCTTCAACGAGGATTGTTGCTCCTGGCTGTAGACCATGGTCCTGAAGAGTTTCAACAGTTACTGTCTTTGTTCCAGCGGTTGATACATCGCTAGCGCTAAGACGAACAATGTCAAAAGTTGGAGTAAATTTTGCACCAGTTGAGAACTGAATTGATTTACCTGACTGGTAGCGGAAGTAACGACGAGTCTGACGGATTGTCTGAGAACCCATTGCGTTGCTTAGAGTTGTAAGAGATACGCCGCCATCTGTTGGACGATGCTGCACATAGCCTTCTGGCTTTGTGTAAATAACAGAAGAAGATGATGTTGATACTGCTGTAACAACAGTGTCAGAAATTTCAAATGTAAGTGAGCGTGGGTCTGGAACTGTCTTTACAATCCAGTTACCATTCATACCGCTAGTGTTATTAACAACAATAGGTGTTCCTGGGAACAAGCCGTGAGGGTTTGTAAATGACAATGTAATTACTGATGGGTTTCCACCGCTTGTTGTTGCTCCAAAACCAACAAGTGTTGATGTACTTGCCACACCGCCTGGAACGTGTGCGTTGTCAAAAGTATCTCCACCATATACGGTTGAGTAGTTAGCAATAGCAATTGCGCCAGAAACTAGACCACGAGCAAAGTATGTAAAGGTTGTTGGAGTCGGGGTGCTGTTAACAAGGAATGTTCCTTCAGCACGGAAGTTAGTTGTATCTTGAACAGAAACAATGCTTCCTGGTAAAAGGTTGTGGAACACTGAAGTTGTAACTGTAATCAAAGAGCGAGGTCCCTGACCATTTCCTTCAATGCTTACGTTTTCAAATGAGTTACCACCAGTACCCTTTGCAAAGAATGAAGGGTAGTTATTCATCAAGAAAAGTGCTTCCCATTTAGATGGCTGAACAGAGTATTCAAAGTCTGTATCCATCAAAGACTGTGGGGGAGCAACGCGGAGTTTATCTACTGCATCAAGAAGGGTATCGCTAAATGTTACGGTTTCATTTAATTCATCCACCATAATTGAAAGTTTGTCTGTTGAAGACATTCCAGATGTATTAACAGATGCGTTGAGGACAACCGTTGTAGACGGGTCAACTGGGTCGTTACTGTATGAGAATGACTGAGCAGCAAGAGTTGCTTCAGCAAAGTTATAGATAATTGTTCCCTTGGTGATGTTGGTGATGAGCATAAGACGCTCTTCCTGCACAACACGAGGGATAACAATGGTCTTTGTTGATGGGGTAAAGGTATAAGTAGTACCTCGGATTACTCTTCTTGACATATTTTTATATCCTCGCCATCATTTACAGTAGGGCCAGAGCGATTAAGGCACTGGAGGTTGAGCCAATATTGGTAATGTTTGTAGTTGAACTTACTGCTTGGTCTCCAAAGAGTCCGAGTCCTAGCAATGAATTCATCTCTAATAAACTAATTCTGTTTGTGTCTGCTGTAGTTCCGTTTGCTCCAGCAATACCTTGTGGGCCAATAGCACCTGTAGGACCTGTTGCTCCTGCTGCACCATTTGCTCCCTTAATATTTCCTTGCAACACCCATCTGCTGCTGGATGAACTATACGCATAAAAATTTCCGTTTGCGGAGTTTAGGTATACATCTGCTTCTAAAGGACCAGATATTCCTGCGGATTCTGGTGCAACTGAATTAACAGTAATTTTACTTCCACGAGTACCAGCAACACCTGCTGCTCCCGTAGGACCAGTAATAGAAAGACCTTGAGGACCTGTAGGACCTGCGGGACCTGTAGGACCAGGTGCTCCTTGAGCGCCCGGACGTGAACCAGCAACAACTACCCATTCGGTACCTGTCCAGCGTTTTAATGACATTGATTGCTCCTACACTCATCCACAAGTAGCATCTATATATTATCCTATTTTCTCTTTTACGAGTTCTTCATATACCTTAAAATACCCTGACCCATGGGACAAGGTTGGCATATGTAGAACGTAGGGTTGTTGTAGTTAGAGAGTCTCCTCTAGGAATAGTTCCCGCAATTGTATTGCCTGGAACTCCTAGACCGATAGTGTTTGCAAACTCTGGCTTTCCTAGGTCCATACCTGCCAAAAGCAAGTTTGTTGCCGATGTGTCTGTAGAAAAGACAACAGCATAGGCTTCACCAGGGACTAAGGTGTAGGAAGAAGGGTAGCCACCAAAAGTACTAAATGAGCGGGTATACCAAGTCCCTGTCTGAGTCATCAAACTAGTGTCACTGTTAGTTCGTGCAACAAGAGTCATAGCACCAGTTTGTAAATTTATTGTGTAAAGAAGGTATCTAGCGTGTGTTGCACTAGGCAAATCTAAAAACCCTGAACCATTCATGCAGAACATAGATATGCTGTTAATTGTCAAAATCTTTGGAGATAAAAGAATTGCTGCTGGGTTTGAACCAAAGTCAGGTCTAATATTGATAGTGCAATTAGTTCCTAGATGAGCCCTTGAAATATTCTCAAGATGAGTTCCAAGAACAAAATCAACTTCATTAGTTGCTCCAGGAACGCCCTGCGGACCTGTAGGTCCAGGAACAAAACTTTCTCCCGCTGGACCTGTTGGCCCCTGAGCACCTGTAGGTCCTGTAGGTCCTGTAGGTCCTTCCAAAATTTCTTCTGCACCGCTAGTATCAACCCAAAGAACAGTTACATCCTCGTCTGGAGGCGTTGGTTGAATAGCAAGATAGTCTAAATCAATATCATCTTCATCAATCCACAATTCACCTTCGTACAAAGTTCCAGTTGGCGGTTCAGGGTCGGAGAAGATAAGTTCATCAAGAACATTTTCTTCAGATGCCCAGAACTGAAATTCTGCTGGGTCTGGTGCTGTAGTTCCAGAATAAATTGCAGCATTTGCACCAAGGTCATCAATGTCAAACCAAATATCACCAGATGTTGGTCCTGTAGGTGAGCCTAAACCAATATAAGTTTCTGTAGGAATACCAGTTCCATCAGTTGAAACATAATCCTTACCTTTTGGACCAATGTTTCCAGTAGGACCTGTTGGTCCAGTCGGACCAGTTGGACCAACAATTTGACCTACGCTACTCCAAGATGTTCCATTCCATACATACATATCACCATCTGAATCAACAATGTATGCGTCATTACGAGCATTACCTGTAGATGGAAGATTTTGTGGTGTAGCAACACTTCCTCGAACATTGATAGATGTTCCTTGAGGACCAGTGCTACCTGTCGGACCAGTAGGACCTGGCACGGTTGATGTAGGACCAGTTGCACCCGTTGGACCAGTAGGACCAAGAATGTTTCCAGCATTAAGCCACTCTGCACCTACTACGTCCCACACATACAAGTCACCTTGTACAAGGTACGCCTCACCAATACTTCCAACAGGGTCAGCAGCAATTAACTCGGCTAGTGTGTCGTATGAGCCAAGAAGTGTAAGACCTGCACCTTGCGCTCCAGTTGCACCAGTCGGACCTGTAATACCCTGTAAACCCTGTGCACCAGTCGGTCCTGTAGGCCCGATAGGAGCAATTTTTACTACTTGCCAAACATTGCCGTTCCATCGCCAAGTATTTGTTCCAGAACTAAATTCTTGATTTAGGTACGGCGAATTAGGAAAATCAATCGCTGCCATTTACACTCTCCTCAAGAATAGATACTTCTAATTGTACGGTTAAGAATTAAGACCAAGATTTAGTTGATTTACATATGCGGATGCCCAGTTGATGGCTGAAGCCTCTGATTCCCATGGGCCAGAACTATCAACAACTGCATCGTCTAATTTTACTTCACAAATAAGTTCTCTTGTTATTGTATAAGTATATGCCATTTGATTCTCCTAGTTAGTAATGAGCGATGTGCCCAAAAGCCCTAATTGACCTGCTGCAACAAACTTAGGTATTCCTGTTGGAAATCCATATGCAACAGTGTTTACGTTTGAACCAGCAAAGTTTGACTCCACTTGCACCCAGTTATTAGCATCTGTTGAATATATAGTTGTTCCGTTGACCCCACCAATAAAAAATGTTGCAGAGCCAAAATCAACGTCTCTTAAAGTGAGCGCTCCCACTGGTTGTGTCTTCTGAGTCCATGTTATTCCATCTGAAGAAATTGCAATTTTTCCATCTCCACCGCAAGCAACATAGTAATTTAAACCATATGAAACAGAGTAAATAATGCTGGTTGTAAAACTACTTGCTTGTTGAGTCCAAGTTGTTCCATTTGATGATGTTGCTAACTTACCTGCATCTCCGACTGCAACATATAAAGACCCTGAATATGTAAGACCATAGATAATAGAAGTACCAAAACTACTTGTCCGCTGAGTCCAAGTAATTCCATTTGAGGAAGTTGCTAATTTTCCAGAAACACCTACAGCAACAAAAAGAGAGCCAGAATAAATTACATTAAGAATTGTTGATGTACCAAAACTGCTGGTTCTTTGAGTCCAACTAATTCCATCGGTAGAAGTTGCTAGTTTTCCAGAGGCACCAACTGCTACATAAACTCCAGCGCCATATGCAATATCCCAGATTGTGGTAGTTCCAAAACTACTTGTCCGCTGAGTCCAAGTAATTCCTTCAGGAGATGTTGCTAGTTTTCCTGAACTTCCCACTGCAACAAACTGACCATTTAAAAACTCTACTGATGAAATTTCAGTAGTACCAAAACTGCTTGTTTGAAGAGTATAAGAAGAAGGGGCATTTAGTCGAATACGAGATGACCAAATCCCATGAAGGGCTTTAAGCATTGATTAGCCCACCAAACTTCCAGCAAGTAACCATTCATTAGCAGCAATCTTTAAAAGAGAGCCTGTAGCGTATGTCTGAGAAAGTTTTCTTTTACCACCTTCAGAGTTAAGAATAACTCCTGCACCTGGAGCAATAGTTGTTTGGCCAGAGTTATATTGAATAAGAACAATTTGTGTTCCAACAGGGAATGTATATCCACTTTGACCATCTGGTGGAATTGTTACTGTATGTGCAATAGAAACATTCATACGAACTAACTTAAATGCATCTGCTTGAGCAAGAGTGATTGGTGTTGTATATACATTTCCAGTAAGTTCATAGAAAGGAGTTCCTGTCGGTCCTGTTGCACCAACACCAGTTGGGCCTGTAGGGCCAACAGGTCCAGTTGGGCCAGCAACATTTGATGCTGCTCCTGTCGCACCTGTTGCACCAGTTGGTCCAGCGGGACCAGTAGGACCTAAAGCAGTAGATGCTGCTCCTGTTGGACCAGTTGGTCCAGCGGGTCCTGTAATTGATTGTCCAGTTGCACCTGTTGCACCTGTGGGTCCTGTTGGTCCAGCAGGACCAGTTACATTTGAAGCCGCACCAGTTGGTCCAGCGGGTCCTGTAATTGATTGTCCAGTTGGTCCAGTCGGACCAGTAACACCAGTTGGCCCCTGTGGTCCTACAACAGGTCCAGCGTTCTGCCAGTCAGATACTGCTGCGTTCCAAATCCAAAGGTTACCTGTGATGATATATCCATCACCAACGCTACCGACAGGACGAGCAGCAGCAAGAGCAGGATAACTTGAGTAGTAGCCTTTAATTGCAATACCAATACCAGTTGGTCCTGTAATTCCAGTTGGTCCTGTAGAACCAGTTGGTCCAGTAATTCCTTGGATGCCTTGTGGTCCAGTCGGACCTGTAGTTCCTGTTGGTCCGATATTTCCTGTTGCTCCTTGGAAGCCGCGAATACCAGTCGGCCCAGTAGCACCAGTTGCACCCGTTGGACCAGTAATAGAGAGACCTGTTGCTCCCGTTGCACCTGTCGGGCCAGTAACACCTTGAATACCTTGAAGACCAGTTGGTCCTTGAATAACACCTACGTTTGCCCAAACTTCAGATGCATTCCATACATACAAAGTTCCTTGAACTAAATAGCCTTGTCCAGGCATTGTTGGCCCATATGGAAGTGCAGCAAGTAGTTCTGGATATGTATTAAAACTTCCAGCAATAGTAAGACCAGCACCTTGTTGACCTGTTGGGCCTTGTGTACCAGTAGGGCCAGTAATTCCTTGTGGTCCAGTTGGTCCTGTTGGTCCAGTAACTCCTTGAGGTCCTCTAATGCTTCCTAGGTTTTCCCATGAAAGAGAAGTTGTTGACCATGAATAAACTTGTCCATCAATTAAAAATGAATGAGTTGGAATAGTTGGGCCAGTAGGAAGTGCAGCAATAAGCGCTGCTGCTGTTGTGTATGTTCCAGCAATTTTTGCTTCGTACCCACGAGGGCCAGTCCAACCTGTTGGACCAGTCAATCCAATTACTCCTTGCGGACCAGTAGAGCCTGTTGGTCCAGTTGGTCCAGTTGGTCCAGTTGGTCCTGTAGGACCAGTTACTCCACCAATACTTGATGCGGATTCAACCCAATAGCCGTCGTAGTAAACATAAATTTGTCCTGTTGCAGAATCAAACCAAGCGTCTCCTTCTGCACCAGTTGCTGGTGGAGTAGATGACTCTAAAGCAAAACTTCCATAACGACCAGTGGCACCCGTTGGACCAGTTATATTTGAAGCAGCACCTGTTGGCCCCTGAGCACCTGTAGGACCAGTTGGTCCAGTTAAAGGGCTTACAACAATATTCCAAGTTGTTCCATCCCACTGCCACTCTTGGAGCCCGTACTGGTAGATATCATTTACTTGAGGGTTTAATGGAAAATCAATAGCCATTTATTACACCGCCCTCTCGTACATAAACTCAACAATAATTTCATCATTAGGATTAAATGTAAATGGGTCTGTATGGCTTGCAGGTAATCCTTCTGCATATACCGCAACCTGTGTATAAATAAATAATTCAATTCTTGTTCTATCATCATTATTAATAGCGACTGTTCCAAAAAAGTTTTTACCAGTACTAATACTTCTCATTGTTACAGTTCCTATTGGCTCAACATTTCTCATACCGCTAACTGCGGTAAATGGAAGTGTAATTCTATATGTTCCATTTCCACGGTTGGTGGTTGAGCCAGCAATAATAAATAGATTTCCTTTAATAAGTCTGCCCATTTGAACATATTTACCAAAAATAGTTCCATTGCCTAAAGTTGGATTAATACTGCTAGCAGACCAAACAGGAACGTATGTATTCCAACTGCCATAATCAAAGGCACCTGTTGGTCCTGTAGAGCCAGTTAGTCCTGTAGGTCCAGTAATTCCTTGTGCACCAGTCGGTCCAGTAATACCTCGTGGGCCAGTTGGTCCTTGGAAACGACCAGCGTTGTCCCACTGGACGTTAATAGCATCCCAGACGTACAAGTCACCAGCAACAATATATGCTTCACCAGCAAACCCTGTAGGACGTTCTGCAATAAAGACTTCATATACTGCATAAGAACCAGAAATAAAGAGGCCCTGACCAGTATCTCCCTTAGTTCCTGTCGCACCAGTTGCACCTGTCGGACCCACAGAGCCAGTTGGTCCAGTGATACCTTGAATACCTTGTGCTCCTGTTGGTCCAGTAGCACCAACCTCGCCTTGCGCTCCTGTTGGTCCAGTAATTCCTTGGATGCCTTGTGGTCCAGTTGCACCTGTCGGACCCACAGAGCCAGTTGGTCCAGTGATACCTTGAATACCTTGAGCACCAGTAGGACCAGTAATTGAGAGTCCTTGTGGTCCAGTAATTCCTTGTGGTCCTGTTAATCCACGAATACCAGTTGGGCCTTGGATACCCTGAACACCTTGTGGTCCAGTTGGGCCAGTAATACCTTGACTTCCAGTTGGGCCAGTAATTCCTTGGATACCCTGAATACCTTGTGGTCCTGTAGGACCAGTAGAACCTACAGGTCCAGTAATACCTTGAATACCTTGTGCACCAGTAGCACCTGTTGCGCCAGTAGGACCAACCACACCTTGTGGGCCAGTTGCACCTTGCGGTCCTGTAATTGATAAGCCAGTAGCACCAGTTGCACCTTGAGCACCAGTAGGACCAACCACACCTTGTGGGCCAGTTGCACCCATAGCGCCTGTAGGTCCAATTGGAGCAGCACCAACTTCTACCCAATATGAGTCGTAATAAACATAAATTTTCCCATTAAGAGTGTTAAACCATGAATCACCATTTTGTGGATTTGCTGGTGGAGTTGCTGCTTCAAGTGCAAAACTTCCATAACGACCAGTTGCTCCAGTTGCACCAGTTGGTCCAACAATTTGTCCAGCATCAACCCAAGAGTCGCCATCCCAAATATAAATATTTCCATCAGCATCAACAATGTATGCATCATTAATATTATTTCCAGATGATGGAAGTAGCGCCGCGGTAGCAACACTTCCCTTAAGAACAATTGATGCTCCTGACTCACCCTGTGCACCAGTTGCACCTGTTGCACCAGTAGCACCCGTTAAACCAGTAGCACCTGTTGGTCCCTGTGCACCAGTTGCACCTGTCGCACCTGTTGCACCAGTAGCACCCGTTAAACCAGTTAAGCCTGTTGCACCTGTTGGACCTGAAACGTTACCTACGTTTGTCCAAGTAGTTCCATCCCATACATAGAGATTTCCTTGAATAAGGTAAGAATCACCTTGAGTAATTGGGCCAGTAGGGTGGGCTGCAATTAACTCTGCTTCTGTTTCATAAGAACCAGCAATAGCAAGACCTTGACCTTGTGCACCTGTAGGACCAGTAGGACCTGGCACAGTTGAGTCAGCACCTGACGCACCTGTTGCACCAGTAGGACCCATCTCACCTTGTGCACCTGTTGGACCAACTTCACCCTGAATACCAGTAGCACCAGTAGGACCCATCTCACCTTGTGCACCTGTAGCACCAGTAGCACCGACAGCACCAGTTGGGCCAACTTCACCCTGAGCACCGACAGCACCAGTTGGGCCAACTTCACCCCGTGCACCAGTTGCACCTGTTGCACCAGTAGCACCAGTAGCACCTGTTGCACCAACAGCACCAGTGGCACCCGTTGCACCAGTAACACCAGCATCACCAGTGCGAGAGAAAGAAATTATAAGATTTTCGTCTGCTCTAAGAGCAGTTACTTTTCCACCAACATATGAAACTTGTAATTGATACCAACCACCAGTTTGGCTGGCCATAGATGTAATTTGATAAACCGCATACTGCGTTGGGTCTGCTAAATAACTTAGTTTTATAAAACCTTTAATTGCTGATGTGCTACTTGTAAGAGTTTCTAAGTACGAAGCAACATTTCCACCAAAACTATCAACGTTGTTAATTGCCATGTAAGAGGCATTTACTTCATACCCATTTACTCTCAAATAACCAGAGCCAGGATTAGCAATAGCGTAGTTGCCACTAAATGTGTATCGAAAACTTACTCCACCAAAAGCACCAGTAGCACCAGTTGCTCCTGCTGAACCTGTTGCACCTGTTAAGCCAGTTGCACCTGTAGGGCCAACATTTCCTTGGATACCTTGAGCACCAGTAGCACCAGTAGCACCAGTTGCACCAGTATCACCTTTAGCACCAGTAGCACCAGTAGCACCTGTTGCACCAACAGCACCTGTAGGGCCAACATTTCCTTGGATACCTTGTGCTCCAGTTGCACCTTGTGCACCAGTTGGACCGACTCCACCTTGGATACCCTGAGCACCTGTTGCGCCAGTAGGACCAACTTCACCTTGAATACCTTGAATACCTTGTGCACCAGTTGCACCTGTCGCACCTGTTGCACCAGTAGCACCAGTAGCACCGACAGCACCTGTAGGACCTTGAATATTTCCAACGCTATCCCATTCGGAATTTATTGCGTCCCATACATAAAGATTTCCAGCAACAATATAACTATCACCAGGGCTACCTGTTGGATGTGCTGTTTGTAATGCAACTAATGTTGCATAAGAACCAAGAATTGTTACTGATGTACCAGCAGCACCTGTTGCACCAGTTGGACCGAGGGCACCAGTTGGTCCTTGTACACCTGTTGGACCCTGAATACCTTGTGCACCAGTTGCACCAGTTGGTCCTTGTACACCTGTTGGACCCTGAATACCTTGTGCACCAGTTGCACCAGTAGCACCAGTGTTTCCTTGAATACCTTGAGCACCAGTAGGACCAACCACACCTTGTGGTCCAGTAATTCCTTGTAAGCCTTGAGCACCAGTTGCACCTGTCGCACCTGTTGCACCAGTTGCACCTGTTAAACCTGTAGGACCAGTTGGTCCACCTGCCGGGCCTTGCGCTCCTGTTGGTCCTGTTGCACCTGTTAAACCTGTAGGACCTGTTGCACCTTGTGGACCTACTGAACCGCGAGGAACAGACACCGCAGCCTGAGACGCAACTGCTCCACTTACTGGGTCAACATTTGTAATATCTACATCGCTACCATCATTTACAGGTAGGTAGAAGTCAAAGTTATATGCTTTTGCTCCATAAACACGGACGCGAACTGTGTAATACCAACCAACAGGAGATAGGGCTCTATTGTCAGTTGTAGGTAAATCAATACTAAATGAGCCAGTATTGTCTAACTGAAGTTGTATAGGCCCCGATAAAATTACTGCGTCATTAGCATCTGTAATCTTTCCAGAGGCAGAGAAAGTGACAGTTCCAGAAGCGGGAAGACCATTTACCTTAGTAAATTGGCCCTTGACCGTTCTAGTTGTCACATCTTCTGAATAACTCATTAAATCTCCAGTTACGACAGCAGCCCGGTGAGATACAATATCCCTCTTATCGTTCCTATTTTACGGGGTTTTACCAACCCTTACTTTAGGTTTTGGCAACTGTTTTTAGTTTTATTAATTTCTGCTTGCTCTGATAACACTTATATCTCTTCTAGGGTCCCAGTCGGCACCAATAACCATACTAAGAATTCCTGCTGGAGACTCTAACCCGGTTCGGTCTCTAAACCATGCTGACCCTGGGTCTAGGGTTGGACATTGTGCCCAAAAACGGGGACCAATATCCATAGTTTTAAAGTGATGAAAATGTCCCGACAACCACACATCGCAGTTTCCAAGTGCAGTCTGTCCAGCCGCTTGACCAGATAAATACTTAACGGGGTCTTTAGATTGATGACCATGAAATAAGCCAAGCATTGTTCCATTGATATTTACAGCAAGAGTTTGATGGTCAGTTTCTGGGAATCTAAACTCAACGTGAGCCAGATGTGGATTTTCTGCACAAGCATCTTGAACAGCACTTGCTATTTCTACGTTCCATCCATCTGCTGGGTCTGCCGTTACTTGACGTGTTACTTCGTCATGGTTTCCATTAACAACTGGAACAATAATTTTGTCTGATATATCAGCAAAGGCTTTAATCTGAGCCATTAAAAGACGACGACCAACTCTTGTTTGTTCTGTAAGTCCTAAATCTGAACCTGCTTGTCCTTGAAGTCTTCCATTCTGAGAAACGTTTCCCTCAACATGGTCTCCTAAAAGCGCAATTACTGTAGTTCCAATATTGCGTCCTATTTTTCTTAATTCTTTAAGGCGATAAACTCCACCTTCAGTAGTTTCTAGGATGCGGGCAACAGAATCAATTGTTCCTCCGCCGCTACCTCTCTTACCAAGTTGCTGGTCGCTAGGCGCAAAAACAAAAGCCAACTCTCCTGACGTAGTTTTTTCTTTTGCTTTAGGTCTCCACTTAGAAATTTCATCAACAAGTTTTTCTAAATCTAAATCATTCTCTTTTAAGACACCAACAGGAACAACATTGACACGCATGGACTCAAGCCATTCGCCTTTAAATGTTTGCCATTGACCTCTTCGTAGTGCTGTTACTGCCCATGCAGACGGGTCTAACTTAAACTCTTCTAAAATTTTTGCTGCATCTGGCATTTCACTTCCAGGTCGTGGTGTTGAGACAACAAAGCCACCTTCTGGTCCGACATCCATACGAGGACGCCACGCTTCAGGAATGTTAAGAGCCTTTATGTCAGAGCCATTTGGTCCAGGGCTAACAAGCCTTGCTAAACGCTCTGCTAATGACTCTGTATCTTCAGCCACTTTTATTTACCGTTGCTCTTTCTTTTAGTTTTTTGAATTGCTACACGACGAGCACTATTCTTACCGATATAGCATCGGCACTGCTGCGAGCGGTGTAGACGAATTGATGCAAATGCAATGTCATAACCTTCATCAAGAAGAATTTCGTGGACTTGTCTATTAGAAATTCCGCCTGGCACTGAGCGAACACCCATTACAGTTTCTAGGGCTTTTCTATCTTCTGCTGCAAGACTTTCAAGGATTTTTGCAATTCCGCAAGGAAGACCAGGGGCGGACGGTGTTATTTTATTTAACTTTTCTGCCAAACTCATACTGCACACCTTTCTATGTTGTTGAGAACCCTGCTGATAAGTCAGCCAGATTCCACACCCACAACAATAACAGGTAAAGTGCTTTTTTGGGAAGATATGTTAGATTTTTATTTTTTTAAAATTAAGAGTTTTTTCTCTTTGAGCCAACTGCTCTTACAGCCTTTAATGGCTTTGGCTCAACCATTGCGATAACTAGGTCTTTCATAATGCCAACCTCTGATGCAATTTTTTGATTACTAATTTTAATTTGTGAAACTTGGTCTGCTAGCGAGGAGCCCCCGTTAGGCCAAAGTTGATGTTCAACTTTATACATTCTCTCTGATAGAGTGCGACCTTCTTCATCTACGCCTATAGCCATTTCTACCCTTTTTGCAATTTTATACATAGAGTATAAAAACCCGATTAGGAAAGTTACTCCACCGAGGATGGCTACTACCGAGGTAAGGACCATATTTGCGTGAGACATAGATACACCAATACAATAGATAGTAGGTAGTTGACATCCAATTATTGCATAACATTATGTTATCTATTCTTAAATACTGACTAATTTTGGTAGCCAAAGCCTCCTAAAAAGGCTTAAAGATGTATAGTGGTTCATATTGACGAAATGACACAAATTCGCCAAACTTTGGGCCTTAACCATAAAGCGAAGAAGGGTGAACATATAAATGCTTCAGACAAGTAAACGGCTTAGCGTAAGAGCGACTGCTATGAGATACGGAATACCACCAAGAGTAGTCACACGAGCCATATGGTCTGGAGAGTTGTCTGGCATTAAAACCACCACAGAAACGGGAAGAGAGCGTGTATACATTCTTGTTGACGATGCGGATGTTTGGTTTAACTCGCTTTCACTGAATCAAGAATCTGTTTCTATTGGTGGTGCTGAATGAGTCAAGACACTAATAAATTAGCCGCTTCTGCGGAATGGTATGGATACCAAAATTGGAAAATTCTTCCTTGCTATGGAATCAATAGCGGAAAATGTACTTGCGGTAATTCGCATCCAGAACCAAAAGACATTGGTAAGCACCCTGCAATAAATCAGTGGAACGCTGCTGCAACATCAGACTTAACAAAAATTTCTAATTGGTGGCACTCAGACCCCAACTATAACGTTGGTGTTTACTGTCGTCCATCTGGTTTTTTTGTAATTGATATTGACCCGCGTTCTGGCGGTGTTGAGTCATTTGAAAAATTTCAATCTTTAGTTGAAGGCGCATTGCCGCCAACAGTTGAAGCACTAACTGGTCAATACATGAACAACGGTAAAAATGTTCGTGGAAGACATTTATATTACAGGTGCAGCCCTGATGAAGAACTTATTGGAAATCTAAATAAGGCTGGGCTAAAAGGTATTGATATTAAACATAATGGTTATGTGCTTATTGCTCCTTCACGGCACTTTACTGGAATTAGTTATGAATGGGTTGAAGGCAAAGGTCCGCATGAGATTGAAATGGCAGAAGCACCTGAACAACTTTTAGAGTTTATTCGTAAGCGCAACTCTCGTTCTGGCACAAAAGTTGGAACTGGAGATTGGGAATCAATTTTTGGTGACCTAGAGTTTGATAAGAAAAAACTTGATGTTGACAAGATGCTTGGAGAAGGTCTTGTTGAGGGAGAGCGTGCTGTTGGTCTATATCAGATTGCTTGCGCCTTAGCCAATAAATTTCCTATTGATACTGAAGCAGGAAAACTTGCTGTCGAAACTTTAATGATTCGTTTTAACCACGAAAAAGTTAAACCTCCTATGCCATTAGAAGGACCTAATAGCGTAACAATGCATACTCGTCGCGCTATTGAGTTTGTTCTTAAAAATCCTAAGAGTGATTTTACTAGCGAACAATCGTGGCCTGGTTTACTTGATTGGGCTAATAAAAGCCAAGAAGAGTCTCAGTCAAAAATTATTAAGCAAAACTCTGACGACTACTCAGTTAAAACGGAACTTCAACCGATGACTGGTGTTATTAGACCACCTGCTGTCCCTATGTATCAAGAAAATGATGACATTGCGTATGGTGAAGTTATTGCAAATACACTTCACGATTTGCCTGGAGATGTGGATGCAGTAAATCCTCAAGACGGTGGTCAAAAGGGTATGCGTTCATTTACTGATATTGGTAATGGACGTCGCTTAGTTGATACATACGAAGACTCTATTAGATACACTCCTGGTATTGGTTGGTTTCATTGGGACGATACATACTGGAAGCCAGACCCTGAAGCACTAGAGATTAGAGAATTAGCAAAGCGAATCCCTTCTCTTATTGCAAAGCAATCTACACAATATGCCGATGCGGATAAACAAAGTGAAGCAATCCGTTGGGCAAATCTAAGTAAGTCAATTGCTCGACTTCGTTCTGGTATTGATGCGGCTAACTCTGACCCTCGTGTAACTCTTCCTGTTCAAGATTGGGATAAGGATGAGTATTTACTTGGTGTAAGAAATGGTGTTATTGACCTTCGCACTGGTGAACTTTTGCGAAATAGACCAGACCTTTACATCACAAAGCGTGCACCAGTTGGCTATGTAAAAGGTCAGCGGAATGTCCGTTGGGAACAGTTTTTAGACTTTGCAACTGACGGCGACAAGGAATATCAAGATTGGTTACAGCGTGCTGCTGGATACTCTCTTACTGGTTCTCGTCGTTACGATGTTATGTTCTTGGTTTATGGTCCTCCAGGTTCTGGTAAAAATACTTTTGTTGAAGCAATTGTTAAATGTCTTGGAACAAAAGAATATGCATGGCCTTTAGACTCAAGCATTCTTGCTCAGAATGACGGAAAAGCATCTGGTCAAGACCTCTACCACTGGGCTGAACTTCGTGGTCGTCGTCTTGTTTGGGTTGACGAACTTCCAGACTCAGAGCGTTTGAAAGAAAACTCTGTAAAGAAATTAACTGGTTCATCTGAAATTTCTGCTCGTTCTCCTGGAGAAAAACCATTTACATTTGAATCTCGTGCAAAGTTGTGGGTATCAACTAACCACAGGCCAATCATTACTGATGATGCAATGTGGCGTCGTATTCGTCCTATTCCATTTTTAAAAGTTCCAGAAAATCCAGACCCTGAATTAAAAGAATACATTTTTGACCCTGAAGGCGGTCTTCCTGGAGTTCTTTCTTGGGCTATTGAAGGTGCAATTAAAGTTCTTGGTTCTGGGTCCCGTGATGGTCTTGGTACTTGTCGTGTAGTTAGTGAAGCATCTGATGTTTACCGTAAAAACGAAGACAGAATTGGTATCTTTATGTCAGAAGAAACTAATGAAAATGAGGGAGTTAATGTTCAACTTAAGACTCTCTACACTGTATATCGTGCATGGAGTGATGACCGAGGCGAACGTCCTATGACACAGATTGCTTTCCATCGTAGATTGGTAGAAAAGCAGTATCAGGTTGAGGGTGTTGGCTCTAATGCAATTGTTAAAGGTCGTTCTTTAGTTCCTCGTGTTCTACCTAGTGGTACTCCAATGGATGTAGACTGGAGCATTGCTGCTCGATTTAGATGATTGGAAAAAGATGAAAAAGTTTATTTATGCCGTACTAGCCGTAAGCCTAGTTTCAATTGCTCCAGCCAATGCGGCTGATAAAGCAACAACTTATGCTTCTACTGATGCTGCAATAAAAGTTTTAAAGGTTGCTGCTGAGTCTCGAACAGGGTATGTTCGTACAAAGTTTAAGCACTGGGTAAATTCTGATGGAAATAAAGATGGATGCGATGCTCGTAGAGCAGCAATTATCCGTGATGCATCAGTAAAACCAACTATTAGTAAGGGGTGTGTGCTTACTGGTGGTAAGTGGACTAGTGCATATGACGGTATGGCTATTGATAAGGCTGGTTCTCTAGATGTTGACCACTTTGTTCCATTAGCCGAAGCATGGGACTCTGGTGCTAGTGCATGGACAGATGAAAAGCGTAAAGTTTACGCAAATGATTTATCTGACCCGCGTCACTTGTTATCTGTGTCTGCTACATCAAACCGTAGTAAGAGTGACCAGGACCCAGCAGAGTGGATGCCGTCAAGTAAGTCATATACTTGCACTTATATTGCTAATTGGGTTTCAGTAAAAGTTCGTTGGTCTTTAACAGTTGACCAAAAAGAACTAGATGCTTTGAAGAAATACAACACTGGTTGCCCGAAAAAGGCAATTTCTGTAGTTCCAGTTAAGTAATTAACGAGGGTTAAAAACCCTAGCACCTCCCCCGTTGCCGCCTCTCCAATTAGGAATACGTCTAGCAGCGGGGGATTTTGCTGTCAACTTACCGCCAACAAATCCTTGCGGTGGTTTAATAAGTAGTGCAGTCATAGCGTGAACAAGTGCGTCAACACGGTCTGGAGACTTGCTTGTTTCTCCTGGAATCCAAGATGTCATTTGGTCTTCTAGTTCTGCAAGATACCCGATGTGATGAACACGCTGTTGTTCATATGCAAGAACAATAGGCTCTGCACGAAGAGCCTTGCCATGCTTAGAGTGAACTTCAAATACTTTAATGTTTGGGTCAATAGAGTTGATAGCGTTACGCACAAGTGCGCCACCTTGGTTTACTTCAGCCACAACTGGACAGCCCCACCTGCGAGCCATCTCAACAACTTTATTTGCCCATACTTCAGGTGAGCCGTGAATAGTTGCATCTTCTAATACCCATGCTTGGCGCTTATATAAATCTCTATCTGCTGTTGAAGCACACACAACAATTCCACATTCGTCTCGTGGGTTCTCAGCAACGGATGGGTCAACACCAATTACACGCAGTGGAGTTTGTCCTGGGTATTGTGAAATACGAGTTGATTCCAACATTTCTAAAGTCCAAAGCGCACCTTCTACTGAGTCAAGCATTTCACCATAAAGTTCTTGAGCAGCAAGACGAGTTCCAGCATATACACCAGTAATTGTTTCTAGATAAGTTTCGCTAAGGTTTCCTTGGTTATCCATTGTGCTTCCACGACTAACAACAACTTTTCCACTCTTTTTTGCTTCATCAAGAAGTGCGTAAAGAAGCGGAACACGCTTTGGTGTTGTAGTGACCATAATTTGTGGGTTTGCTCCAAGACGAGTTCCAACACGCAAGTTATCAAATGCAGTCATACCAGCAGCATCTGGAGTTTGTCGCCAAGCAGCAACCTCATCTCCCCAAGCGTGTGTGAATTGAGGTCCACGAAGTGAGTCTGGCTCATCAGCAGTAAAACAAGTTGCAGTATTTCCGTTCGGCCAAGTTAAGCGACGCTTTGATGGTTCGTATAGTGGACGCTCACTTGGCGGAGTCACATTCATAATTCCTGACTCACCTTCAACAATAACGTCACGAACATCAGCAGCAGTACGAGCAACAAGTGCAAAACGACGTTGTCCTGTGTTTGTGTATTTTGCTTGCTCTCTAACCCATTCGGCAGCAGAGCGTGTTTTTCCTGCACCACGACCAGCAAGATAAATCCAAATATTCCAGTCGCCTTCAGGTGCTAGTTGTTCTGGACGACCCCACATACTCCAATCCCAAAGTAGTTGGTCTGGGTCTAACCCTGATAGGGCCATTGCTCTTTCTTCTGGAGGAAGTTTTGCAATAATCTCCATCATTGATTCAGCCACGAATTGGTCCTTTGTAAAGCACGCTGTGCGCCGTAGTAGAGAGGTGTCGCTGATTTAAGTCCTAAACCTTTTGCTAAATCTTGAAGAGAAAAACCATTTTGATATTCAATAGCAAGTTGTCTGTGATATTCGGTAGCACCAATTTCTTTTGCAGCCTTTACTCTTTCAATTGCTGCTGGAATTTCTGACCTATGAGCACGACGCTTTGGTTTAATATCTGAAATTGAAACTGTTTCCATAATTACACGCCGGCGCAGTCCTGGGTAAGCAACATTAAGAGCCTTGGCTAGAGAAGGAAGGCTTCCACCTTTAGATTGAAATTCAATTAATAGTCGTGTATATTCTCGACTGGCTTCGTGAGCAGGAGTGTTTTGTGACCTTGAGCCATATGCTTTTTTAGCCAAAGGTAGTAGTGGCTCAATAAGTGTTTTGTACTGCTCAGTTAGTTGCTCGTCCATTATCTCTCCATATATAGTCAATTCACTATATATAGAATAACTTAAAAAGACGGGGTATTAGTCCTCGGCGTCGTCTTCTTTTGGATTTCTTATTGGATATGTAACTGCCCATGCAATAAGGGTTCCAATAATTGCGTAACCTACTATAGTCTTTGCCGACCCATCAAGAACTACCCAAGCAATAAACATTCCAAGAAGTGTCCATAGTTGGTCAATCATGTCTGTAAGTATTCTTTTCATGGTCTGCGTCTCCTCACGCCTTTACTTTCTCCTGATGAGCCTCCGCCACCAGAACTTCCACCACCACTTGAGCCGCTTCCGCTAGAGCCTCCAGCCGCTCCTGTTGCTGCACCAACTGCATTCATTGCTGCACCAGCAGCAACAACAGTTGCAACAACCATGTCAGTTGCTTCTTTTCGTTCTTCATCTGACATATCTGCACCAATACTGCCTAAAGCAAGTAGTGCTTTAGCAGGGTCATTAAACATAGTAGACAGTAATTCTACAGGATTTGCAAGTACCTCTAGTGCTGCCGCAACCTCAGCGGTGATAACAACTTCATTACCATTTTCATCTTGACGCACTTCAACGGGAGTGGCTGGAGGTAGGTCTTCATATGAAATTCCAGCATCTTGAATCTGCTCTTTTGTAAGGTTTTCACCTGGAGCAACTGATTCAAGAAGAGCATCTGCAATCAAATCTTTTTCAGCCGCTGTTAATTTTCCATCAGCAGCAAGTGCATCTGAAAGATTATTAACTTCTTCAGATGTAACTTTACCATCTGCATTTAGTGCATCTAAAATTTTTTCAGCATCCGCTGTTGTAATTTTTCCATCACCAAGTGCATCTTCTACAGCAGTGTCAACAACTTCTTTTTGTGTAGGTTCTTCAGCAGGTGGTTCTTCAGCAGGTGGTTCTTCTGCTGGTGCTTCTTCAGCAGGTGGTTCTTCAGCAGGAGGGTCAACAACTACAGGTGGTTCTTCTGCTGGTGCTTCTTCAGCAGGTGGTTCTTCAGCAGGTGGTTCTTCTGCTGGTGGTTCTTCAGCAGGTGGTTCTTCTGCTGGAGGTTCTTCTGCTGGAGGTTCTTCTGCTGGAGGTTCAACTGGGTCTGGTGGGGTCACAACTGGAATTGGTCTGCTAAGAACTGAAACAGCAACAGCAACTGTTGTTGTAGCAGTATTTGCTGATTGAGTAGCAGAACTAATTGTTATTGTCTGCTGAGTCTGAAGATTTGTTAAAGTTTGAGTTTCACTTGTCAAAGTTGTTTGAGCAGATGCCAAAGTTGTTTCAGCAGTAGTTTTTGTTTGAGTAAGTTGTGTTAGTGTTGATTGCTCTGCTGTAAGAGTTGTTTGAGCAGATGCCAAAGTTGTTTGAGCAGATGCCAAAGTTGTCTGAGCACTAGTGAGATTTTGCTGAGCCTGTGTTAATGTATTTTCAGCAGAGGTTTTTACTGCTTGTGCGGCTGATAAATCAGATTGGGCTGTCTGCAAAGCAGCATCTTTATTTGCTGATTCTGTTTGAGCCGCTGTTAAGTTTGTTTGGGCAGTTGTTAGGTTTTCTTGAGCCGTTGTTAGGTTTGTCTGAGCGGTTGTTAGGTTTTCCTGTGATGTTTGTAGGTTTCCTTGAGCCGTTGTTAGATTTGTTTGAGCATCTGTCTGTACCTGAATCATTGTTGCTAAAGTTGCTTGGTCAGAACTCAAAGTATTTTGAGCAGCAGTAAGTGCTGTCTGAGCAGCATTTAATGATGCTGTATCTGTTGATAGAGTTGCTTTGACGTTATTCAAAGCAGTTGCTGCTGCTGCGGCAGCATCAAGTTGTTCTTGAGTTGCTGAAGTTCTACTAAAAGCAGTAGAAGGAACTACCTGCCAACCATTTCCTCTATTCCATTGTAGTTGAACGCTGGCTCCTCCACCATTTTCGTAAAAATAAAGTGTAATTGCTTTAGGTGTGTTAGCAGTAAAAGAAATAGGAGCAGAAACAGAACCACCACCACCTTTGTCATACCAGTCATTAATAGCAAGTTGATTGTCTATGTAAAGTTTTACCCCGTCATCAGCAGGGGCATAAAAACGAATATTTGAAGTTGTGTCAGAAGTAATATTTCCATCAAATTTGACTTGAAAATCTTCAGGATAAGTATTGGCTGGACCTCCACTGCCCCATTGATAATTTATTTGAGAAGAAGTAGTTGTAAGAGTGGTTGTCATATTTGATTGAAACACAGGTGGAGCATTGTTATAGCCAATATCCTGTTTTACAGTCATATTCAAACCTGGCTGAGAAACAGCAGCAACTGCTGCGTCTGCCGCTGCTTTTGTTTGTGTAGCAGTGGCAACATTTTGAGTGTCTGTATTTACAATATCGGTAAGGGTATTTACTGTAGTTTGAGCATTTGATACTGCTTGAGTATCTGAAACAACTACTGCTGTCTGTGTCTCAACATTTTGAGTTGCTGTAGCAAGATTTTGAGTTGCTGTTCCAACTGCGCTTATTGCTGTTGCTACTTCAGAGGTTTTTTGGACTACATCCGCATTGGCATTTTCAACATTTGTTGAAGCAGTTGCGTGCTCTTGCGTTGCTGATGCTAAAGATGTAGCAGCGCTTTGGGCCTCGGTAGTTGCAGTAGAAACTGTAGCCGTAGCGGTTTCTACAACTGAAGTTGCTGATGTAAGAGACGTTGTTGCGCTCTCCACTGCTGACGTTGCTGTAGCAACTGTTGCTGTTGCACTCTCCACTGCTGACGTTGCCGTAGCAACAACAGAAGTCGCTGTCTCAACTACGGCTGTTTGAGTTGCTACTGCTGAAGTTGCTGTTGCTAAAGAAGTTGTTGCTGAATCTACTGCTGTTTGGGCTGTAGCAACTACAGTTGTTTGAGCAGCCACTGCCTCGACTGAAGTTGTTGCTGTTTGGATAGCAGTATTTGCAGATTGAATTGCTGTCTGGGATGCTTGAACTTCAGAGGCAGCGTTGACTTGTTGTTGAGAACTAGCAGATTGAATGGCACTGGTCAACGTTGAACTTGCATTGTCAACCTGTGTTTGAATTGAAGATACCGACGCTGCTGCATCGGATGCTGGCTCAGTTGGTTGGGTTTGCGTTACCTCTCCTGAACCTGCTTCTGGACCACCTCCTAAAGACGCATTGTTTGACTGCGAATTAGAATTTTGCCCTGTTCCTCCTTCTCCTGAAGTTGATTGAGTATCATCAGCATACGCTTGTGCTGGGGATAGGATTGCAATAATAAAAGCAATTACGGGCAGCCCAATAAGGCTGACCAATAATCTTTTGGCCGCCAAAGCACTCTTAACTTTAACGATGCGCTTACGCACTCGGAAATACCCCCACCACAGGTTTATTTCATACAACAAATGTTGTATTTATGTACTTATTTTACACTATCAATGTTTAGAAATTACTTAGATGTACGCAAATAAACTTTTCTTACTGTTGCTGGATACCACTTTTCTCCGCCTAAAACAGTCGGTATGGCATCTCTGTTAAGGTTATCTGCAATTAATTTATACGATAAACCAAGATTTCTTTCATTTTCTATTCTTTTAAGAACTGCTTCATTTACAAGAGGTAGTGGACCTAAATCAACTCCCCAAACTTTTCCATTGTTGCGTCTATCTTGGTGAACATCTTTTTGACGAAGCGAAATCATTCCGCGTTCCATCTCAGCCATGGCAGACATAATTGTTACAACAAATCTTCCTTGATAAGTTGCAGTGTCCAAACCTAAATCAAGAAGTGCTAGACGCCAGTTGTATTTATGTGAACGGTCAACAATGCTAAGAAAGTCACGAGTTGAACGAGCAAGTCGGTCAAGACGAGTGACAAAGAGGGCTTCTGCTTTACCAGCATCTAAATCATCCAAGGCTTTTTTCAAGACAGGACGACCAGTAATGTTCTTTCCAGAACGACCCTCTTCACGAAGCATCTCTACTTCATACCCTTGCGACTCTGCTGCATAGCGAAGTTGCTTTTCTTGGGCATCAAGGCTTACCCCGTCATCCACCTGCATCTGAGTGGAGACTCGGGCATAGCAGTAGGCAATTTTCTTTTCTGTCACTTAACGACCTTGAAAATCTCCTTAGTTGACTTTTTGTTTTTTCCACTTCTAAACAAGTTAAGAAAGGCTTGACCAAAGGCAACCAACAAAGCCAAACCAACAAAAGCAACGATTAGTAGCAAAGCGCTACCAAGAACATACATACCTAGTTCAAAAGCCAACTCGAATGGTGCTTTCCAGTTAATATCCATCATTTCCTCTTTTCTAGCGTAATTTACGCTTGCTTGAGCCTACCATATGTATACTCTTAGACCTAAGTGTATACAGAATATAAGCACATAGCGTGCTTATTTATAACCTTCATATTGGACGATTTTTACCCTAACGCTATCCAAATGAGCGTAAAGATAAGAATTGTGGCAGTTAGTCCGCCTAATAGGAACATAATCATTTCTTATGCTCCTTCATATGTCGAACTAGTGTGAAGTGTGCAAAGCCAGAGCGAACTTCAATTTCTTTCTTGCATTCAGGGCAGATTACTCTGCGATTGGCTGGAACATTACTACTCATCGCAACCACAGGGTTTGTCGTAATCGAACTCGCAGAAGCAACATCCCATTTTTTCTCCATGTGCTTTGCAGTAGTAAGTAAATTGGTGTTCATCGCAACACACCCAAAGTTCATCCATAATTTCGTAGAACTCTGTTGTATCTATTGGTTTTGACATAGCCGTCCTTTCGTCGTTGTTACCCTAAGTCTAAAACCTCTAGAATAGAATGTCAAGTTTTCCAGACGCCCTTTCCGTCAGTCTATGAGGGCGACCCGAATGGGAGGGAAGGGTTCTACAGGGGAGAGGGAGGTAAGGGGGAAACGCCAACCGTTCATCTCTGGGCTGGAGTCAAAGTATTCGGCGTGTTGCATAGCGACATCTGCTGGGATGTAGCCGTAAATCTTTACCTCGGAGAAGAAGTCTGGGTCTAAAACTTTACAGGCAAAGATGACCTTGCCAACATCTTTCTCCCAAATTGGAACGTGGTCCTTAGTGCGAACTGTTCTGACTTCAATGTTATCGCCAACATCAGAGAACTTGCCTCGTTCTTTGTGGAAGCGCTTACTGTAAACAGGAACACTCCATTGGCGGTCAGTGACATAAGCAACTGCCACCTCTGCGACCATAGTTCTTATGGTGGCAAGAAGTTCGTGTTCTAACTTTCCGTTTTCAAGACCTGCTTGATAGTTGGGGCGGTTAGTGCCTCCGCGTTTTTCAAGCCAGCGATGTTTTGCTAAGTCGTAGCAGGTCTCTAACTCTCTTTGAGGTATCCGAACAATCATTACTCAACGCCAAAGTATTTCTTAAGCCATATTGCCTTATCTACATCATAAGGTTTATTTGGGGTCTTATCTTCGTAGTCATCGCCATAGTTATAAGTAATGTTTTCAGTTACATCAATAATGTAAGTAGCGCCTAAACACTCGTAAGACCAGTTATGTTCTTTTTCTCTTTCAGAGGCATCCATTTCCATAAATGAAGGAGGGTCTAAATCTTCATCATTGTCATCAATCCATGAGTAATACTTTGCGTGTGACTTTGCTAGATACTCTGCTTCACCACTTGAGTCTGCGTTTCCGTGAGTATTGCAACTATCGCAATACCAAACCCAGCCAGCAACTGTGCTTTTACAGGTTTTGTTTGTAATGATGTCTTGTAGTGTTTCCATTTTTAAGTCCTTTCGTCATTTGTCTTGAGAATATAGTAAGTCTATACAATGAAAAGTGCAACTTTTTGCGCTCTCTTTCCGTTATAAGAAGAAGCGGAAAAAAGGAGGGGAGGGGGGGTTAGGTGCGAGGTTTGGGAGGTTTGGGGGTGACCAGTTCCCTGACCATGTGGACGTTGTACATAATGTCGCCTGTGGCGTTGAGCAGGGTCAGCACTTCAGCAAAGGCTTTTTTGCGTGCCTTTTGACATCCAGTGCATGGGCATACCCAATCGCCGCGTTCTGGCGTCTGGTTTGGGTCAGCCATCTTTTCTCCAATGCATGGGTTTTCCTATCTACATACAGAGCAATAAAATGGTGTGCGAAGGTTCTCTGCTTTAGTAACAATGACCTGAGAGCATTTAGAGCATCTAGCCTCTACCAACCCGCGTTTTGCTAAAGAATCATCAGTTTTTATAGTCAAAGAGCGAGTGTAGTAAACCTTGGTCAAATACCAAGTAAGCAATATACAAGTTATAGTAATCAATCTTCATCCTCTTTTTGTTCTATTGGGGCAACACCAAAATCAACAATAATGTGGTACGCCGCTTCTATGTAGATAGAAACATTTGAGATAAGGTCCTCTGGGTGGTGAAGTTCATCTTTGTTATGAACTCCCCAGTTCTTAGAAAGGTATTCCTTAAGTCCTGGAACCAGCGTATCTACAAACTCGTCAGAGGTCATATAGCCTCTTTTGCGTAACTCTTTATCTGTTACTCGTTTTTGCACCATTTTCAAATCTTAGCACTTCTACAATAAAAAGTTGGTTTTTTCGCGCTCTTTTTCCGTTATAAGGGGAAGAGGCAGAAAAGAAAAGGAGGGGTGTAGGATGGGGGGATGACAACGGTAATTGGGATGCAGTTTGGGGATGGATGCTGGTTGGCATCTGACAGCCGAACAACTGGTGAGACAGGACGCCCCTACCACCACGACTGGGTTGAGAAAATAACGCAGCGTGGCGAATACCTAATTGCTGGCTCTGGAGATGCTGATGCTTGCGACATCATTCAGCACGTTTGGCAGCCACCTGAGCCTCCTAAGAAAAATAGAAAAGATAAAGAGAATAACCTTTTCAACTTTATGGTGACAACAGTTTCGCCAAGTCTTCGCCAGTGTCTTGAAGATGGCGACTACGAGCAAGACAAAAATGATAAGGATGCTGGTTATCTTTTCCTTATTGCCCTTCGTGGAGTCATTTACGAAATAGATAATTCAAATACTGTCTCGATGAGAGATGATGGCATTTATGGAATTGGCAGTGGCTCTAAGTATGCAATTGGTGCGCTATACGCTGGTGCGTCATATATAGATGCACTTGAGATTGCTGCAAAGAATGATATCTACACCGCAGCGCCGTTTAAGTATTACGAACAAGATAAGTAAAGTTATACAATGACAGGTGCGTTTTTCTGCGCTCCCTTTCCGTTATAGGAGGCGGCGGAAGAAAAAAGGGGGAGATTAGGGTGTGGGGTAGTTTTGGGTGTCGTCTGCAAGGAGACGTTCAAATATGTCGTCAGGCATTTTGTGCCCGATTCTCTGGTGCGCTTTAAGATGGTCAATCATTTCTTGAGTTGACTCTGCTTTGTAGTAAGGCTCTGTGTCATCACAAAAATAACACATGGCACAGATAACTCCGCCAGAAGAATGTTGGTAAACATTCACATCATCTTGAAACATCTTTGCATAGGTCATATCCCTAGTATAGGGGTTACTATTAGTTATGCACTCCTTTGGCCGAGATTTTGATAATGAAGATGAGATGGATGATTATGTTGACTATCTTATTGCAGAGGGTATATTAGAAGAAGACGGCTTTGATGAGGACGGGGATATTACATATACATATAACTTTGTGAAGATGAAAGAGAAAAACCCAGAGTTATACGAAATGATAATTAATGACATAAACGAAAGCCTTCTTCGCCTATACGAATTGGGCTTCGTTAAAGTAGACTATGACGAAAATCTTCAGGCTCATTTTTCGGCAACGGAAGATGGTGAAGAGTTTTTTAGAACATTTATGGAAGACAAATAAATACGCGGTTGTAGCGCAGTTGGTAGCGCGAGACCTTGCCAAGGTCTAGGTCGCGGGTT